TGCTGCGGCGTGGTGGAAATAACCGTCAGTTCACCGGCATTGTTGTTTTGCCCGATGTACCATCCGGTTTCGATGTAGTTGGTCGTTCCCGTCGCGGTGCCGGTGGCGCCCGAGGTCGTCAAATTGTACGTGCCAGTGCCACCTGTGGTGCCGCTGGCTTGGCTGGCGATGTATGTCGCCGGGGTCAGACCGACGACCTGCGCGCCTGGCACAATCGGGTTGACCGACTGCGCAGAAACGGTCAGCACACTGCCCGCCACAGTGCCCGTGAGCGTTGCACCCGCAATCGTCGCGCCAGTCGCGCCGGGGTAAATGCCGCCGGTTGCAAGGTTTGCAAAAACCTTCTGGCCGATGGTGCAAGCCGCCGGCGTAAGCGCCCAAAAATCGCCACCGGCAAACACATCCACGCCAAAACCCTGCGGGATGACAAACGTCGTCTCGGCAAGATATGTCGTAATGAGCGCGCGCTGCGAGCGATGGATAAAACCCGTCGGCAAAGCGTTGGCCGCACCGATGGAGGTATTGAGAACCGTGCTGGATAGCGACACATAGGCGGTCGTGGCGGCGCTGGCGGTCTGCCAGCCAAAAAAACCACACTGCACACCGCCGGCGCCAGCGACCAATCCGCCGGGGCCGGCGATGGCGCTGAAACGCGGGTTGGTCGTTGCAAAGTCGCCCGCAACGGCCGGGGCAAGAAACTGATTAACTTGGGTGGGAAAGGGCATTTACGTGGCCTCCTTAGCCGCGTTTCTGGATTGCGGCCGCCAGGAACGGGCTGGGACCAGAGGAATCATTGGCGAACCGGACCGGCGCGGAACCCGCCTTTTTGTTGGCGAGCGCCATATCGACGGCGAGGCGCAGTCCTGCCGTGTTGGCCTCGGTGTTTTCGATGCCGACGCTTTTCAGGCCAAACCGATAAACATCGGCGGCGCTGTCGAACGCGAAAACGTCGAGCTCACCAACCAGCGGGCGCACCAGGTTGACGGCTTCGGCGGTGGCGCGAAAGCTGGAACGAATGGCGCTGTCCATCGCTTTGCGGTCCTTGGCCTTGTCCTTGACGTCCTTTTCGTCGTCGTCTTCGCGGGCGGCCTTGGGGTCTTCGCCCTCAGCATCCTTGGCCTTTTTGTCGCGCGCCTTCTTATCGCGCGCCTTGTCCTTGGCCTCGGCTTTGTCTTCCTCGTCCTTGTCGTCTTCCTCTTCGCCGGACTCATCCTTGGCGCGCTTGTCCTTGGCCTTCTTGTCGTTCATCACCTTGGCCTTGGGCGCGTCCTCAGGGTCCATGCACACGGCGTCTTCCGCGTCCATTTCCTCATCGTCTTTCGCCTTATCCGCCATCATCTTGGCGTCCGAGGCCAGTTTCACGAGCGAATTATGCTGCACCCGCAACGCCGCATCGGCGGCCATAAGGGGTTTCAGCTTTTCGGCTTGTGCCGCGAAGTCCACGGCGGCACGGCTCAGCGCCGTTTTCTTCAAGATCGGCATTATTACAGGCTCCTTTGAAAGTTGATCGCCAACAAGTACGTCCGGCCCGGCGCGGCCTTTTTCAACAAGTGCAACATGGTTTCCAATGATATCAATCATCTTGATATCATAAGGCTGACCTTCATACTCGCCCGGTTCAACCAAAGGCGTGTATCTGTACGAACACGATATTTCGCGCTGTTGTTCGGTTTCAATTCCGGCAATCGCTGCGTCCGTCCAGACTGCCAAAGAGACCGTTATGTACGGGTCTTCCCATTTGGCGTCTGTGCCAGTGGTGCCCACAACATCATAGGGTTGGTGGTCTTCTGCGCTAACGGCAACGTGCTTGCGCAGCAATTGTATGTTGTTGAATGTGGGAACGGCTTTCTTTAGTTCGATTGGGTCACGGAGAAGCCGGTAAATTTTATCGGCCTGCAAACCCAGTGCGCCAAAGTTGGGAATTTCAGCCCCAAGATATTCATTAACGCAAGCGCGGGTAATCCGGTTGTATTTTACGTGAAGTCTGCCGTCAGCATCTACCCGCCGCGTGCTGCCATCTGGAGCGCGGTCGTTGGCAAAACCGGCGAGTGCCATTAATCTAATCCTGGAATAATTGAGCGGCTAGAGCACCGGCAGTTTATCAACTGACCAGGTAAAATCATCTTATCCACTTCCGGGTCAAACATGCCCTTCGCCACTTCGTACCGCTTGCCGTTCATGGCGACGTGGCTGGGTCTGGGTTCACGTCCAGCCGACGAGTGCATCCACACCGCCTCGGTAATACCCAACTCAACCTGCCGCGCCCGGTTCATCGTGGCTGTGGCCATTTCGTTCTGAGTTCGGGCAATCAAAGCCGCCCGGCGTTTCGTCACGCCATACCGCGCCTGCAATTCCTTCGACAATGATCCCATGTCCCGGCCGGCCGAGACGGAGCGCATTACCAATCCTTGCACTTCGGCGAGATGTTGCTGGGCAATCGACTTAATCAGCCCGACATTTTCGTTGATCGTGGCGTCCAGCGCGTCCTTTTGCGCCTTGGTCATCTTGAACTGAACGGTCACACCCGCCCGCTTCAAAGCCGCCTTCAGGGATGCGTCAGACCGTTTCTGGACGGCCGTTCCGAAGTATGAGGCCATCGACGGGGCCAACTGGTTAAACCGACGCAGCCAGCGCCTAGCCAGCTTTTCAAACGCGTCGTTCAGTTCGTTGGCCGGGTTACGGTCCATCGCCATGACCGGCGGCGTTTTGCGGTATTGCGCGGTCAGCCAGTAAACGAGGCTGTTCTGCATTTCGGCAATCAGGGCGTCGAGGCGTTTCTGGTAGGCAACCGTGATGCCGACGTTCGGACGGATTGGCGGCAGGATTTTGGGCTTGCCGTCTGGGCTACGTACCGGAGTTCGCGCCACTTTCGCTGCCCTCTTCCGCTTGTTTGTCAATCTGCTCGGACGGGTCCGTCATGTCCGGATCGCCCGCTTGAATCGGCGGTTCCGGCGCCGGGCCTTCCAGCCCGTGATACGGGCTATCCGCATCACCTGCCAACCTGGTGCGCTCTTCCTCGGGAGCAATGACGCCCTCTTGGATCAGCACCGCAGCCGTGTCGGCTTGGGTTTTCTGGACCGCGGCTAGTCCGGCATCGTCCAACTGCCAAAGCGGGTTGAACTTAAAATCAATCTCGTCGTCTATCTCGCCGAACTCGTTCAACTGGATCAGGTCGATGCAAGTTTTCAGATGCGGGCGGAAAAAATGCTCTTGCTGAGCGTGGCACCAATCGTAAAACGTGCGTATTTCAGGTTCAGCCGTCGCGTTCAGGCCGGTTGGCGTGATCCCGAACAGCACGATCAGCGGAATACCGGCGATGGCCGCCATGTGTTCTTGTGACTGCGCTTGCAGCTTATCGAGGGTTCCCAAAGGCGCGCTCACGTTGGTAAGCGTCTCTTGGTCCTTGGCGATGGCTAGCAGCCCTTGGTTGTCCCGCGTCGCGTTATAGAGGGCGATGCGTTTTTGCAGCAGCGTCGCGGCGCCTTGGTTCAGAATCTCGTCCATCTGCGTTTCCAACACCATCGTCGAAAACGAATAGACCATTTTGCTGACCGAGTTTTTGTCCCGCAACCACAAATCGACGTAGGGCTTGAGCATCTGCGACAACGACAAGCCGCCGAACTGATAGGCCGGTTTTAGAATGTCCGGCATTTCGCGCGACACGAACGTCAGCAACCGCGACCTGTGAACCGTCATGCCCATAACGTACCAGCCGGATGGACGATAGAACTCTTTCACCAGCGGGTTCGTCGTGCCATACATCGCCGGGTAGGTCCAAAGCGGCTCAACGATGCGAAACCCTTTCAACCCGCCCTTTTTGATCTTGCGTTTGTCGTAAACAAGCAACGTGCTCATCTCGTCCGGCTTGTCGCTGTCTCCGGTGTCGATCGCCAGATGCGCTCGCCCGTACCAGCAATCCTGTTCGGCCACCGAGGAAAACAGCGCCTGCAACTGAAACTTCTTAATCGCCGCCGTTAGCGCTTTGATCTTATCGGTTTTGTCGTCGTCGCCCGTCGAAACTAGGTCAATCCACTTCCGGGTCATCGTTTTGGAGATGATCTCGGCCGGCCGGCGGTACTCGGGGCGCTGGGTGAGCTGCGCAAGGTAGGGCATTCCAAACCAGCTTAGGCGCTCGTTGTAGCCGCCGCTCTGCACCAGTGAGCCATACAGCCCGGATATGTCATCCATGGCCTTCTGGGCGTCGTTCGCCACCGTTGCGGGGATAACTCCCGGCATTGGCTGCGAAACGCGAAACACCTTGTCCAGCGTGTCGAATACCGGGCCTTGCGGCGGTGGCGGTCCCATTGCGGCAATAGCAGCGTGCGACACACCGCGACGGCGCGGTTCGGCTGGTTCTGGCGCGGCAGGCGAAACCGGCGCCGGGCGGAACAATCGTTTCAACCAACGGATCACAGCGGCGAGCTCATGGCCGCGATGGCGTCGGCGGATATGCGAAACTGACCTTTGCCTCGGAT